AGCAAATGCGACCTTCGTAATCAATCTTTTCAGCTTGCATGAACCTAGTGTCTAACGACATACCTGCCGAAGAGTGTTGGTAGACAATGTTCATCGGCATCGAATTTTCTGACAAGATCATCCTACCTGTTGAACTGTGATCAGGAGCTTGACGATCGTCGGGTTGGTACGTATGAATTGTCGCTCCGTGCCCCAATTTCAGCATAATTTCATACGTGTCATCAGCCAATTGCGTTGACGTAGTGCAGTACTCAGGAACGATGCACTCCTGCTTGTAACCACAACGGTGACGACCATCACCCAACAGCATCCATTCCAACAGAGGTTCAAGCAGCATCGCTCCCCATTGCTTGACGTACGTTGGCACGTGTTTATTGTGACTGTCGCCAAGAGAAAATAGATGAGCGTGCAGAGCTTCGTCCACAACGTTAAAATCGACACATGGGCCATCAGCTCGTGGATTTTCAGCGAATTGCCAAGGCAACTGCTTCAACAATTGCCTGATCGCCTCGCATGATGCACCCTCGTTTTGCGTAATGATCACTTTGTGTTCTTTGACGCGAGCAGGTGATTTGACACCGGAGCTGTGTCCCTCAGCAAGGTAAATTCCCAAGAATGCAGCCCACAACCTAGAGTCTACAAGCTTGCCCGCAATCTCAATGACGTCAGGATCTTCTCTCGACCATCTTCCTGCGCGCCGTAGACCGCTGTGTGACAGCCTTGGGTCGCCCAACTTCCACGCTTCGTACGCTTCCTGTGCAGTAATAAAGTACGACTTTGACGAACGATCCCAAGCAAGAATCCTGTGTCCTGGTGTTAAGCACATGTCGTACGATCGAGCATTGTGAAAGACGTACATCGGACCTTTGTAGAATTGATCGATCTTTTCAGTGATCCGTTGGTACTCAATTTCACACGTCTCAGTGTTCAGCGTAGCAATGATTTCATCATCAGCAATGTTACCAATTTGCTTCCAACCACAGCTGGTAAGAACCTGATCATGAGCATCCACGCACTCTGGGTGATCGAGCTCTCCGACCGACCTATTCTCCATGATGAACTTTTGGTAGTTCCTAACCTCACGCTCGAGCACCGACATCGGATAGATCCTACCGTTCTGGTTCAAGGTATCCGCTTTTTGCAAGATCCCCTTCATCAAGATCTTCTGCCTTGCAGGCAGCTCAACCTTGTTCCCCTTGCTGTCCTCCTTGATGATAGGTGGCTCTTCCTTCTTGATCACCTCGTAATTGAAGACATCGTACGTTTCCAGCCTTCTCAGCTTGCCCAAATCGTTCATGTTGCCTCCGATGTCAGCTCCGCGCTGAGCTTAGTGTACAACATAAAGCGCGCGACCGTACCATCATCAACGTTACCAAGGACTTCATCCTGCAACAACAGCTGCGTCTCCTTCAACTTACCGTCGACGAGCTCACCGATTGAATCGTTCTGCCGTTGGAATTCCGCGATCTCGTTCAGCAACCGTTCCCTGATCTCGGTCAGCTTGGTCTTGATCGTCTGCGTGTCATCGTTGACCGTTGAAAATGCGTATGCACGGATCAGTTGCCTCTGTTCGTTGGACAGCATACCAGCGTACTTCTCGTTGAGCTTTCGCATCATGATCTTCATCAACAACCTGCTGGTCCCAGGGCCATCCTCGGACAGGATGCCCTCGTTCTCAACCGGTTTCTCAGAGACGAGCCATTTCACCAAGGCATCCTCGTACTGCGCCAACCTTCCCAGGTCGCGGTTGGGATCGCGCCAGTCGTTGATCAACGTCTGAACCGTGGAGTACATCCGGTAGTTGTTGACCTGCTGATCGTAGAAATCGTTCGCGCCCAATGATCTATTGACGTTGCTGATCAACAATGACTTTTCCCGATCGAGCTGTGCTAGGTCGTAACCGCGCGCGGCATTCTTTGCCTCCTGCAGGATCGAGCCAGCGACTGTCTCGCTTGACACCGTCGTTTGCATCAAGGAATTGATCAGCCTGTACTCCTTATGGAGCTGTGATCCGGGCTTGAAGTGCCTCTTGATGATCCTCAGGGCAAGCGCTGATTTCTTCTTGTCGCCGTCGACCAGCGCGCTTGAAATGGTACGAACGAGGAACTCAAACATCAAGCCTGAATTTCTCTTTTTGTTCACATGGGACTTTGACATTGTAGGTCAACCCTCTCTCTAACCTGCAAATGATTCAACATTTGCGCTCATTGCGCTGAATAACTATTCACATTTCACCGAGATCTGTTGATTCATCATTGACCAATCCGTCGAAGTCGATGATCAAGGAGTCACTACCGTCTGAATCGATCTCATCCTGCACATCCTTGCCCTCCATGATGATGTTGGCGTCGAGGTTGCCGATCGTAGCGTTACCCCAAGCACGCTTCATTCTGCAAAGCGTTGAACTGATGTCCGACGATAGCTTACCACCGCCCGTTGTAACGTAGTCCGTCGATTCACCGAATGGGTTCGATACCACTGACTTCATCCAAGCATGATCGTAGGGATCCTTCATCGCTTGGTTGTCGTTCGACGTCATCTTGTTGAAGTCGGGAGTGTGCGTCGTGCTCGCGCCGTGGGTGCGACGACGACCTCGGTTGTACAAGGCCCGATCGAGCTGTGACTTCGCTTTGATCGGTTTGTCCTGAATTCCTTGCAACTTCAACGCGAACGTTTCATCATCAGCAGGATCATCACCACCGGTCAACAAGCTCCTAGTGGGATCCTGTTCCTCGGCTGGTTCCTCACCCGCATTTTCAGGAGGAGCTGCTTCGCCGCCAGCGCCACCGGTGCCGCCAGCTTCTTCTTCTTCCTCACCGCCACCGCCACCGCCGCCAAATAGATCTTCTTCACCACCCGAGCCACCACCTTCAGCTCCAGGTACACTGGCCTGTTCGATCTTTGAATCGATGAGCTTTTCCTTGAGCCTTTCATCATCAATCTGCTCGATCTGCTCCGCATTAAGCCCCCAGATCTCACGACGGACGAACTTCTTGCTGGCGAAACCTTCCGGCGCAGATCCAGCAATCTCGAACTTAGCACGCCAGAGCTCGAGCTTCTGCTGCTGCGCTACGGTCGATGGGTTGCTGAGCCTCAAGGTGAAGTTCTGCAGGTCATCACCATCAAAACCGTGCGAATAAAGGTGAATGATGGACAGCTTGTTGAGCTCAGCCATCATCGTCTTCTGAATGACGTTGATCGTACGAGAGAAACGAATGTCCTCCTGCGCAAGCGTAGCCTTTGAGTTCGCAATGATTGTGCCGTCTGCTAGCGCGAAGTTGTGCCACTTCGCGACAGTCAAACACCATGTCTGGCGACGCTCTTGGAGCGGAACAACAGACACTACGACATGGTTCTTGCCCAATCCTGGTTGCCTACCACGCCCATAAGCAGTGTAGCACGCACCGTCACAGAACTTTGCAGGCTGACGGCGAGAGGTGCTGATCTTCTTGGCACAGTGCAAGCAGTTAACGTCAAGCGTGGTTGACATGCCATTGTCCTTGCACCACGCAGCAAATGTCCCAGGACGCCGGTAAACTGTCGTCTTGTATCCCGAAATACCCTTGCGTGCCAGCCTGTACCCGCCCATGTGTGCCTGCGCAAAGTCAGCATACGACACATTGTTCTCGTCCAGCAGCCTGTGAAGCTGTGTCTCTGAGAGACCGTAGCCGCTGATCACAGCACGCTTACTCTCTGGCTTGTTCTGGTCGCACCAAGAGGATAGCTTATCAATGTCCCAGAGATCAACGACGGCATCTCTGCACTTGCGAGCCCATCCGTTGTTGAGGCCGTTGTACCCTCCAGACGCCAGCGTCTTCGCACGAACTTCCGACAGCTTGTCCTGATGCAGCGAACGGTGAACGTTCCAACCAATCCTCATGAGATTGGTGGGCGCGTTGTTGAACCTATCAAAGTCAACGTGGTGGACGGTGATCCTGTCTTCATCTGTCACAGACGGGTGTTTGACAACGCTGTCTGCACGTGACGCGACAAGCGAGTGTGTCCACATCCACTTTCCCGTCGCGGGATCGTAAGACTGCTCATAGTCAGCACCCCCATGCAATGACTTCTTGCGCCGATGAAGTGGCATCAAGCGTGTGCCAGAAGTCAAGTCCCCCGCCTCACACCAGGTACCATCACGCAACATCCACTTGTGATCAGGCGTGGTGTCAAATGTTGCGCCATTGTCCAACGTCACCCTGACCAACTTGGCATCAGCACGGGTGGGTGTCGACAGCTCAACCTTGCCTGGCACCAGGCGCAGCGTCTCAGGGTCAACCGAATAGACCCACACTTCTTTGCCAGCGTCTAGCTCAAGCCTGATCTGCTCGACGGATAACGTACGACCATCGAGCAAAGCAACAGGCGTCTCAGGCACCACACATGACAGCATTTCATCATAACCGAGGTATGCCCTAGGGATCTTCAGAGCAGCAAAGAGCTTCTTCTGGATGTACGCAACGTCCTCGACGGCGGCCGTATTGGCACCTCCTGCTAGGGTATCGATCTTGGTACCTGAATCACCGCCACGCACTGGGATAAAAAAATCTTCCTCAACCGATTGAAATGATTGAACTTTACCATGGTTGGGTAATGTACAGTTCCCACATTGAACGGCTAGGTTGTAGTACCCATCGACGGTCACGTTGAACACCTCTTCATCACAGTCGATGATCTCAACGCTCACGACCTTGTGGTTATTCGCCCCTTCGAACGCAACACAACACAGATCGACGTTATTCGTGAACTTCCTACCCAACGCCGATGGGTGGTGCGCTGCCCAAACAGCCCTCCAGTTCGCATAGTCACGCATGATGAACTTACCAACCACAAACTTGTGCAACGAACCTGATGGATCACGAGCAAGGTGTGTGTTCACGGACGCATATAGCTCCATGAACGTAACGTCAGCCTTCAACCTACGCAAGAACGCCTCAAGACCCTCGAACCTGCCCAACGACCTGATGAGGCCGATAACGTATGCCTGGCACTCATGTGTCCACACGTAACGCACGTTCTCCTGCGTCTTCGCTCGCTTCACGGGATCCGCCCACATCGCGGTCATGGCCACCGATCGCTGTGCGTTGTCCTGCTTGTGCTGCTCGCTCCCGTTGTACCACGACATGAAGGCAATGGAGTTGCGTTTGTAGTTCAGTTCGGAGACACGTCGCTTCTTTTCATCGCTCTTGTTCCACCTGATCAGGTTCTTCCTACCGATCTCGGTGTGCAGTTTCGAGTGTTCGTCGTTACCCATCAGCACAAGGTTCACGGTGCTGTTGTCACGCTTGTTGAAATTGATGTGGTGGACGACCTCACCCTGTTGCTGTATGAACCCATTCCCATAAACAACACGACCGTGTGTCGCGGCGGCGACGAGCCTGTGTGTGTAGAAGTAACACCCGGTTGCAGGATCGAACACCTGCTCGTACGCGTTGGGATCATCGCCGGTCGTGTCAACGTCGCCTGACATCTGTTTGAACTTGACATACGCCGGCATCAGGCTGTCACCGGGTTGCAACTCAGACGCCTTCACCGGATCACCGTTACGACGCATCAGCTTATGATCGGGCGTGACATCGAGCACGCCACCATCGTCGAGCGTGACACGTGCAAGCCTGTTGACAACACCACTTGACCCAGCCCAAATGACCTTGCCTGGAACGATGCGACCACCCTGCTTGTGATCGATGCTATACGTTTCGAACGTACGTTCGCCAGCTGACCATCGATTGGCCAGCTCACTGATCGTGATCGTCTTCCCATCAAGCAACGGAATTCGTGTCGAACCCTGGAAGCAATTGTGTAACAATATCCAACTGTTAGATGGTATTGCTTCACCTAAATCATTAACTGTGTGGCCGCCGGCGGCGAAATTGTGCCAACGATCAACGTTGATGCAACCAGTGTCAGCGCATTGTGAGAGCTTCTCAACGCTGATAACCTTGTGATTGAGGCGCCCAACTTTGGCCGTGTACCTCGCATTTCCCGGCATGTACGTTGACACAAATGACGCTAGCGTGGTGCCGTTCAACCTGATCAGTTCGTCCAGCGACGATCGCCCGAGGTTAAAGTGCTGCATGACGTCCTTACGCTTGCAGTTGGGCGTGTTCAAGCAGAAATGCTTGACATCATCGATGTTGTACCTGAACGTTAACCAAGATCGCTTCAAGCTCTCCAACGATTTTTGCATGCCCACCTTACGAAGCATGATCTGAAGGTTACCGTGCGTGAACTTACCGACGTGACCGTTCTTGAACGTTGGATTCAGGTTCAAGATGTACGCCTGCAGTTCAACGTCAGCGTTAGCTGCATCGATGAAATCATTTTCACGGGTGCTGAGACCCTTACCGAGACCGTCAATGATGCGCAAGCAGTGGTCTAAGAATTTTTCACCCAACTGCAGCGTTAGCGTCCTGCTCTTCTTCGCACGTTCGACAGGATCCTTCCTCATCGCAACGATCATACCACGATTGATCGATCCTTCTTCCCACGTTCTCTTCATCCTGCGCCGGGAATTCTCACGTCCCTGCTCGGAACGGTTGTACCCGACGATAACGTCATGATGGTACTTCTGGTGCTCGATCCACGTCATGGGTCGTAGGTTCTTTGGTGAATTATTCAGCTTATCGTGATCAACGTGGTGAACCACCCTACCGACAAGCGCATCGAACCCCTGCGTTTCGATAACGTTCTGTCGGTGCGTATACACATACGCTTCTGACGCAGGATCGTAGACCTTCTCGTAACCTTCTACCTTGTCACCCTTTGCCTTCGATGACAACTTCGTGTAGAGCGGCATCAGGCTGTTCCCAACACCAAGCTCGTCAGCGCGCAGGTAGGTACCGTCGCGCAGCATGAACCTGTGATCGGGCGTCACATCAAGGTAGGAACCATCGTCCAACGTCACACGAACCAGCTCAGCATCCTTCCTGGTCACACCTGCCCAGGTCACCTTCCCAGGTACGTACCGCTTCGTCTCAGGGTCAACGCTGTACACCCATTGATCCTGCTTGCCGCTGTTCCATTCCTCGATCAGGTCGCCCAAGGAGATCACGCGACCATCCTGCAGCTTAAGATGGGTACCCAATGATAGGCACATCGGGTTGTACCTTAGATCTACGCGGCCAGTGGTACTGTCGACGACCGGCGTCGTCCTCATCTGCTGCCGCTGCTGCTCGATGTAGGTCGGTACGTCGTTGGGTGGAATGTTCGCCACGTCAATGTAGAAGACGCGGCGTTCGGGCGCACGGACGACACGGTAGACCAACATGGCATCCTCGATCAGGATGAGCTGGCGCCAGATGCGACGAGCGGGCTCGATGATCGAAGAACCGTAAGGCAGGAACATATCATTACCGAGCAATCGAAAGTGGGTCACTTCCCAGTTTTCAAGCGTCCGGTTACCGAGGGTTACCCACCTGTAGCGAACGGCGAAGGGATCGTCACGATCGTAATTCTCCTCACGTTCGATCTCATTTACAGGGATCGGAAAGGCGTTGATGACGCCGTAGTCAGGAGAGACGTCATTGTATATGAAAAAATCCCCATATTTACAATTACTTACGTATACTCCTGAACCTAAAATGTCACCATTTGGGGTATGCGAAAGAACCGCAAAGTTATGCCGGTCGTGTTCGTCGTTCGCTCCAAGGACCTCCATGCAGTAGACGTCAGAGGTCGTCGATAACCGCTCAACGCGGTCGACCTTGTGATTGAGCTTTTTACCGAAAGTCATCACACCTTTGGTTCGTCCACGGGTTTTAGCGCTTGACTTGCTTGCGATCCTGTACTCACGATCGTTAACATAGTTTGGAAACTGTTCAATAATGAATTGATGATACGGAACACCAGTAATGCGTTCAACAAAACTGTTGAATGACGTCCTGTTGAAAGATTTCATCAGATCACGATGCGTGGTCGGATTAATCGACCTAAAATGTTCAACAAACGCCGGATCGGATGCCAACACAGCGGCGACCTTACCTCCACCGATGTACCTGCCTACCGATGAAACAACATTGACAACTGCTTCTAAACACGCATTGTCAAACTTGATGCTCAACTGCTTCCTGAACGTCTCATTCCCATCAGGTGAAGCTAACAAAATTGACCGTTCAGCACCCCTAATTGCGTAGCTAATCCTACCTTTTTCTGACTTCGCAAACTTCTGTAGGCTAACTTTCTTCTTGGTAATAACATTAGATTTCTTCAGTAACGGTGCACACACATCGTAGTACAACCTCGCGTGCAGCTGACGATGTTCGTCCCATATCATCCTACGTAAGTTCTGCGGCGAGTTGTTTCGCTTATTGAGATCAACGTGATGAACGACCTGTTTTTGATCCACCACGAGCTTCGGGATCAACTGATCCGCAACAATACGATGGGTGAACACGTACGAGCCTGTCGCGGGATCATAGACCTTCTCGTAACCGATGATTGCATCACCTGAATTCTTTGTGCTGATCTTCCGGTAGAAGGGCATCAGGCTTTCACCTGACATCAACGAATCGGCACGTCTATGTTGGCCATCACGCATCACCCATTCATGATCCGGCGTGCAGTCCACGTAGGTACCGTCGTCCAGCCACACCCTGACGAGCTCGCTGTCCTTTCTTGTCAGTCCACACCAGGCCACCTTGCCCGGGACTGTGCGCAGCGTACCATCCTGCACCGAGTAGACCCAGTTCTGCTTGCCCTCCTCGTGTTCACGTGCCAGCTGCTCGATGGTGATGTTACGCCCGTCGAGCAACGGAATGACGGTATCCTTGTGCACCGGGAGGTTCCGCGCCCAACTACGTAGGTTGAATTCAACGTTGAGAATGTTGTAGAACAGGTCCTCAAGCAGCTCTCGAATCTTCTCGTTGTCGGAGTAGACGTGCAGGATGCGGCTCTTCTCATCCTGGGCGCAGTTGTGCACGAACACGCCGTTGCAGGCAAAGTTATGGTGTTCCTCGACGGTCAGGTCGTACACGTCGTCGACGCCATCGGGGACGACTGAGACGACCTTGTGGTTGTGGTAGCTATCAGCCCACGATGAGAACGTCGGAAATCCTTGTTCCTGCAGTCGCAGCTGGACGACGCTGATGGACACGTTCAGGGTATCAGCGATCAGCTGCTGTCCTTGGTATTTTCCCGGCGTCACCGCGCTGCAGATGTCCTGGTACGTCACGGTGCTGGAGTACGTGCCCTTCGGGCGGCCGCCCTTACCTCGAGGTTGGCCTCCGAATTCTTTGGCTAGCTGTGACCATGTTCTACCGAGCTTGCGATTCAAGAATTTATCGAGGACGTTCACCGAACAGTTCAATTTCATTGCAACGTTCGATTTGCTGTCACCCTCAACGTATGAAGCGCGGATTGCGTCGATCGTCAGGCCATTGACGCCTACGTCCATGCTACGCGGGGCGCTGGTGCGCATTTTTTGCTGAAATGCGACCCAATTCTCGTATCCGTGTTTTCTGAGCCAGGCTTGTAACGTAGAGTACACTACGTTAAATTCATCCATGAATTCTTTCATTGAAAGGTGTGATTTTGCAACCATCTCATCCAGCGTCGATTCAGCGACTGCATTAGGATTGTTCTCAAGCATCCATTGCGAGTGCTTCACGCAAGGTTTGCCCAACTTGTTCCTGTTGTTGATCCTCGCATGGAGCTGAGAATGCTCAAGTTCGTTCATCACTTCAAGGTTGCTGATCGATGCATTGCTACGATCAAAATCCTTGTGATGAACTACCTCACCGTCCAACAACGGTCTGACCATACGTTCAAAATTGAACAGGTGTTGAGCGCGCCAGCCCGACTTCGTCTTCACCTTGTCCATGGTGTAGATGTACGGGTACTCGTGTCCCTTCCTGCCCATCCATCTGGTGTTGAAGGGCATCAGTGATGTTCCAAGCTTCAACTCATCAGCGCGTTGGTAAGAACCATCACGTAGCATGAACCTGTGGTTAGGAGTGCAACGAACGGAGCTGCCGTTATCGAACATCACCTTGACAACGGGCACCTGCGTTCCTGTTTGTCTGACTGAATGAGCGTGTCCGATCGTGACTTGCTTCTTTTCGGTGTCGTAACTGTACACGGGAAATTTACCCGTAGGAAGGTCATTACACCCTTTTGACAGCGTCATCACACCTTTACCAGGATCGTTGGAACCTTGCACGTTGATCAACTGCTCAATGGTATAATCACCACAAGGCGTTGAAATTATGGACTCTTTTGTCAAGCAAGTTTCATCAGCATAGATGTCAAGAGCCGCCGCAATCTCCGGCGTGTATTCCATCTCTTGAAAATCC